TGCCGTTGTGGCTGCCAGTCCGGCCTCGGCCGCCTGGATATTCTTGATGATTGCGACCTCATCAAGTCGAGCGAGTGCCATTCGATTACGAGCAGCTGCTCGGCCTTGCTCAGATATCTGATTTGCTAGACGAGTCGCTTCCTGTTCTCGCTCTGCCGCCAGGGTGATCTGGACAGCTTTGAGGTTGTTGATCTCCGACTGCTGACGAAGCCGATCAGACGCGACCTTTTGCTCAGCAGATAGAATTTCCAGATTCGCACGCTGAAGCATTACTTTGGCATCGGCCTGTTTCGCTTGCATAGACGCAAGCGTCTGCCTCGTGGTCGCCGCTTCAGCCTCTACACTTTTCCAGTTCGCCGCAGCACTGTAGGCGAGCGCCGCCGCTTGCTGGATCGAGGCCTTCGTAGCCATCACGAAGCCGGCAGCGCCCTGCGCAGTTGCCACAGCCAAACGTGCACCGATGATGTACGCCAGCGTTTCGGCTGCGCTTGAAACCTGCTCGAAGGTCTTCGATGTAGCCCCAAAATCCTTAGTCAGACCATCAATGGATTGCGAGACCTTGACGATATTGGCCGATATCGCAGCACTGACACCGCTCGCCTGATCCATCCTACCGATGAATTGGGTCAGGGAATTACTTGTGGCGGTGAGGCTGTTGCCGATCGTGACCGCAGTCTTGTTGAACAGATCAGCTACAGCCTTTTCCTGCGCCTGTAACGCCTTGACAACGGAGTCGGCAGTAAGCAGTCCAGCAGCGCCAAGTGCGCGCAACTCGCCAACGGTCTTGCCCATACCAGCTGCGATAGCCTGGGCCAGCGCCGGAGCCTGCTCCATCACACTGTTCAGCTCTTCGCCGCGCAGCATGCCGGATGCGAATGCCTGACCCAACTGGATCAACGCAGCGTTCGCCGAATCCGCAGACGCACCGGAAATAGCCAGCGTCTTGCTGATGGTGCCCACCACCCCAGCTACGCCCTCGCCTGAGAGCTTCAGCTCTTTCTGGTTGGTCGCTATGCGCTGGTACAGCTCAGCGGTTGCGCTCAAAGGCTGATAGGCGCTCTGGGCAATGGAGAAAACAGCATTCTGCGCGGTGGCGAGTTCGGCAGAGCTCTCTGTGACAAGCTTCAAGCGGCTGGTCAGGGATGTGTAGGCTTCCGATGCCTTGTAAATCGCGCTCAAACTGAACGCGGACGCCAGCGGTCCGGCCAAGCTTGAAGCCATGTTCGACAGGGACAGCATCTGCCCCTGCATCGCGCTCACCCTGGCGGAAGCGGCATCAGCAGCCGCACCGGTCCGGGTAACAGACTGGGATGCACGATCCATGTTCTGCTGGAATCCGCCAATCCGCGCAATCAGGTCTAGCGTCAACGTACCAAGCGATCTAGACGCCATTTGAATTTCTCCGGACATAAAAAAACCCGCCGAAGCGGGTTTTATTTAAAGCACCTTTAATTTAACCCTAACTCTTTTCGAGTAAATTTTATTTGTTTTTATATTAACAACACCTATGCCAGCCAAATTCATATCAATATAGTAGTTGTTAACTGTTGTATCACGCCTATTACTCAACGTTGCAGTGCCGTAATGCTTATCAGCCTGCAAAACCTTACCTCTGGGCTCAAACAAAACCGCCAACCTGATATTACCACGCTGTTCCTCTAGCTCTTTTGCAGAAATATTAAGTTCAGCAACCAAACTTGCGAAGACCGTTCTGTTCGAAACATTCGGAAAAGGAGGGAAGACTAGGTAAATCCGGTCAGAAACTAAAACATCTACTTCTGCCTTAGCCCCATACGCATTTTGACCGGTGTAGCTCCCTTTAACCCTATCCACCGCTAAAAGGTCGATCGACAGGTGGGAGCTTCCAAACTGGCCAACTGTAGTCTTTTCAGCCTTGTAACCAAGATCTTTCACATCAAACATCATGCTTTCGAAGCTGACAGCACCTGTTTCCTTGTTGAATTTTATATCAAAATCTGGAATCTGGGAAAAAACCGCCGACTTATGTAGCACAGAAACTCTTTTTCCAAACTCTGAATTCGTTTCAAACTCTTTCTGTGCCCCGCCTAATAGGTCTAATTTCGCTAATAGTTTCTCTGGTGAATCATAAAGCTCATAGCCCGAATTATCGACATAAGGTCTTAGATCAACGTATGCTTCCGATGGGCTGTAAATACTTTCTTTTTTAACTGGCGTACACCCAGCCAGAAGACCCAAAAAAACTGCCATCCATGCCTTTCTCATCCTTTACCCCCAAAACCAAGCCGCTTAAAAGCTTCACGATGACACGAACCGTGAAGAAAGCAACATACCTACTGCAGACAACAGAGTTAGCCCCATTCCTTCATAGCCTGCTCCAGGGTGATCGCCGGACGCTCTGCATGTGGCATGAAGTCGTACAGATCAGCCTCGCCCCCGTTCGCCCGATTCACCTGCAATGCAACCAGGGCGCCGGACAGCTCGATTCTGCGCATCGGGTTGAGCGATCCATGCTTGTCCCTGTACGCAGACCAGGCCAACACCTCGGAATAGGTGATGTTGGCCTTCGCTTCGGCGATGGTTCGCCCGCCAATCCCGTTGAGCACCAGCTCGTGCATCAGCTCATCGGCAGGGGTCAGCTCTTTACCGGGTTGTTGACCTCGTTCACCGCGCTCATCAGAACGAAGCCCAAAGCCGGGTCAAGGTTTACCGCGTCACTAAATGGCAGCTCTTCCGTACCCTCTTCGCCGAGCATGATGCTAAGCGACAAGTAACGGGCGTTTTTGGAAGTTTCCGCTTCACCGCCGGAAAACATACCTTCCATGTTGCCAAAGGTATGGCGGCGCACATGCACCTTGAATTTGTCGATGACTTCTTTGCCCTTCGCGTCGAGGTGCTTCCACTCAACTTCCTTTTTCACAAGGATGTCAGCGACCACGCCGCCCTTCTTCTTGAGTTCTGCCAGATTCATGATTTTTCCTTACGCTGCCGAAGCAGTGACTTTGCGAACCCAAGCAGAACCGCCCGAGCGCTGAATGGTGGCCGCCGTCTTGACGACGGTGTTGCCAGCGAAGTCGAACGGGAAGTCGGAGACGTAGCCGTCGAACAAGAACCAGGTGCGCGTTTCTGGAAGCACGAAATCAGTACCGGCAGCGTTCAAAGTCGGTTTGATATCAACTCCGTCAGCCCAACCCACAACCCATGCGGTGCTTTCAACCGAGTCATCCTCGGACAACTGGTACAAGCGGACGTGGGAAGCGTTTTTCGAATCTGCATCCACCGAAAAAGTGGCCTGCCCAGGGGTCCGCAACCCACGCATGTAGCGTCTGGTTTTGTCGCTCAGGCAGGTGACTTCGATCTGATCTGCCGGGTTGCCGCCTGGGCTGAATGCTGTAATGCACTCCACCTCGATGACTTCAAGCTTCGTGGGGTCGGCAACAGTGGGCACCAGTGCGTACATCTGCGTGCCTTGAGTCAAAATCGCCATGATGTTCTCCAAATGACGGGCATAAAAAAACCCGCTCAAGGCGGGCTATGGTTTTTCAAACAGCGTTTACCGGTGAACCATCCAGTCCACGTCGAAGCTGCTGCGGTAGGACTTCGTTACCGGGTCGCGTGACTCCGCGCCCCAACGGGTGATGTAAGCGGTCAGTTCAATGGCATCCCGTATGGCTTCCGTCACTGCGCGGGCGGATGACGCCGAATCGCCGTAGACATCAACCTGCAGCGAGTAGCCGTCCACCGTGGGACGGCCAGAAAGGTAGTTCTCAGGGTTGCCGCCGATGACCTGCCAGACCGCATAGGGCTTGGCCACGCCTTCGGGGGCCTCGCCAAACGGATAAAGCCTGGTGGGTGACGTGCCCAGCAACGCCTGCACCGCCGGATCAGCGGCGCACACCGCAAATATCGGCGCGGCCATCAGATGCCACCCAGTGCGGCGTCAATCTCTTTCATCAGCTCGCTGGCAAACTTGTCGGTCACGTTTTGAACGTTCGACTGGAAGGCTGGGCGCATGAAAGGCACTGCCGGTGTGTGCTCAGTGCCGAACTCGATGTAACGCCAGTGGCGGGTGTCGCCGCCCGGGTTGCCCGCCGCTTCCTTGCTGTGCTGGTTGCTGCCAGCGCCACCGCGGACACCCACACGCATGACCACGCCGCCTTCCTGCCTGGATCGTTTCGCAGATTCCTGCGTGGCGATGTTCTTCCAGACTTTTTCGGCCGTCTTCGGATCATCCAGCGCTTTGGCGTTGGCCTTGGCGGCATCACGCACGATGTTCATCGCGCGCCGGGCAGCCTTGCGAAGACCAGAGCGCTGCAACTTGCCGGGCAGCGTCTTCATCTTCTGCACCACGCCCTCCAGGCCCCGCATGTCGACACTTGTCTGGCTAGCCATTGAGCACCCCCTTTGAAACCAGAATGGTCAGATACTCCAGCCCCGAAACCGTGTCAGGCAGTGGCTGGCCCTTGATGCTGTAAACCTCTCCCCGGAATAGAATCCGCATCGTCGGTAGTACGCCTGCGCGGTATCGAATGACGATCCGCGCCGAGGCATCAGACTGTGCCGCCTGGGCGGCGATAAGGGCGTTGGTACTCAGTGGCTCGACGGAAGCGCGCACCTTGTCCCATACGGTGATCCAGCCCTTGACCTCTTCACCTGTTTTTTGGTCCTGAGTGGTGCCAAGCGTTTGGAAAACGATTCGATGTCGCAGGCGACCTGCGCTCAGGCTCATGCGAGCGCCGGCGTACGCAGTGGATAAAGCAGAGCCGTCACGGGTTTCGGCAGGTAGCCCCGCTCGAAGGCGCCGCTCGAATTTTCGTCGCGATCCTTGTACAGATACCCAAGCATGAGCATGGTTGCGGCTTGGACTTCGTAAGGGATTGATGCTGTGATGACCGCCCCATTCGCATCAAAGTAGATATCCGCTGCCGACTTCAGATAATTGCGAACTGCACCGCTGGCAGCGTGCGTCTTCAACTTGATGTCATTGTCTTCAGCATCATCATCAACACGAAGGTGGTCTTTCGCCTCTTCCAGAGTGATGAACATCATTTGATGGATACCCCTTTGACCAGGTCTTTGCCGTGGTTGCCATCCTTGCCGTCTCGGCCCTTTTTAACGGCAAGTCGCCAGCCCTTGCTGTCGAGCTCGCCAGGCTTGTCGCTGGTGGGCTCATCGCAGTGCCAGAGACTTCCACCCCATGTGACGGTGTCGCCTGGGGTGTGAGAGGCGCCGGTGAAGACTCCTCGGTAAATCATCACTGGCAGCGTGAGAGCCTTCTCTTCGGTTTTGCCGCTGGAAAGCTGAGCAACGGCCTTGAAGCCTCGCTCACCATCCTGCTCGACGCTCAGGCTGGCGACGCCATCAACAATGCATTCCCAGCCCCGCATACCTGACGTTGCCTCAAAGCTTCGCCACAGACCGCCCAAGTGCTTAGCGTATGAGCCGCGCGGGTAGCTTTTTTCAGGATCGATGGCCGGACCGATTTCGATATGCGCTGCGTCGCGCCCTGGCTCGCCAGCCTTGGGAGGCTCGATACCAGCCAAAGCTGATGCCACTGCTTTATCAACCAGCACCTGGACTTGCTCAATGGAGACGCTATCACCGTCTTTCGGCAGAGGTATCGCAGCAACAGCAGCGCTCACCTGTTCCTCGATCAGCGGCAAAACATCCTCGACGGTGACGGAAACGCCATCGGCAGGTTTAGGAAGCTTGGCCACCTCGTCGGCGATGGTCCGATTAATTTGCTCAAGATCAGCGTCCTTGCCGTCCTTGGGCACCGGCAGCAAAGCCACGGCATCTTTCACCTGGCCCTCGATCAGAGGTAGAACGTCATCAATCGTCACCGACGTTCCGTCAGCAGGCACGGGAAGCTTGGCCAGTTCTGCGGCGATGGTCAGCTGAATCTGTTCCGGATCAGCATCCTTGCCATCCTTTGGCACAGGCATCAAGGCTACGGCCGCTTGTACGTGCTCCTCGATCATCGGCAGAACATCCTCGACCGTGACAGATGCACCATCGGCAGGCTTGGGAAGCTTGGCCACCTCCTCGGCGATGGTCCGTTGAATCTGCACCAGATCGGCGTCCTTGCCATTCTCTGGCGGAGTGATCAGGGCAGCAGCAGCCCGGGCGATTTCATCAACATCGGTGGACAGCCCCTCCAACGACTTAGAGACATCGGCGCGCAGCTGTTGATCGCGGTCGTCCAGATCTTCGGCCAGTGAGCCTCGAAACGCTTCAATAGCCCGATCAACAACGCCTTTAAGCATGGGGGCGAACGCTTTCGCCTGGGCTTCCAGTTCACGAAGGTTCAATGGTCAATTCCTTCTCTATCAATAGCGCGAGCATGCGCGCCTGGTCAGCGAGGTCATCTTCAGAGGCCGATGCCGGCGGGGCCGAGCTGGGAGCAGCCGAGGCAATCGCATCAGATTCTTTTGCGAACGGATCGGCCTTTGAATCGCGCTTGGCCAGCGCTGCCAGGGAGTAGTTCTGCTGCTGCGCCAGCGGTGAGTCACCGCCCTGCACCGGTGCCAGGCCGGCTCTGCGCCGAGCTTCGTTGGGCTTCATCCAGCCGCCACCGACAGCGTCATTGTTCGCCTTGTAGAGAGTGGCCGTGTCCATACGCAGAAGGCCGTCGAGATCAAACTCGGTCCCATAGGCCCCCGGCAGCTCCAGCCCCTCATCCAGACACAGCTCCGCAGCCTCTATCAACGATTGGAGGCAGTCGGAGTAATAAATCTGGTTGGATATCTCTGCACTGGCGTTGTTGGGCTGAGCGCCAACACCGACTTTGTAACCTGGGACGTGAAATGCGGAGCAGACCGTTTCGGCAGACCACCGCAACTGCTCGATCAGCTGTGAATCGGCCGCTGAGATCGCCATTGCCTCGTATTTCAGGCCGTCACCCAAGACCGCCACCCGTCCGGCGTTCTCCCCGGAAAAGTTGAGGTCCCAATGCTCTTTCAGTCGCTTCGCAGTGTCGTCTGCGATGGCGCCAGGAGCAGTGAGTACGCCTCCCGGCTTGGACCCGTTGCGAAAGAAATTCGCGGAATTGTTCTGGATCGCATTGCCCTGCATGGCAGCAAGGCCGCAAGCATAGATGGGTGATACGCCTACCAGGGGATGAAAAAGGCAGTTCATCCGGTCGTGAATGATCTCACTGGCTGGCACCACCACCCCATCTTCCAGAGTTGAAAGGTTATCTGCCAGCAACCGATAGTAAACGCTGCCGTCGTCGGCCACGAGCGGTGTCACCCGGCGCGGATCCAGCACGTAAAGTTTGATCACCACACCGCGCCCATCACGCAGTTTCATCACGTAGGTATTGCCGTGCGTGAGCTTGGACAAAAACCATGTTTCAAAAAACTGGATTCGATTTTGAAAATGATTGGGTCTTTTGATCACCGGGGAAAACGAGGAACTCGTCGTCTCCTCCCATATCCGATCATCCGTCAGCTGGACCAGCTTGAGCCGCAGCTTTGCGATATCAGATGCAATGAGCGTGATACAGGCAAACACCGCAGAGAAGGCCAAGACCGTATCCTGATTGACCTCGATGTTCTTCTGCCATGCACCGGCGAATGCCTCTCGCACCACGCCGATCCAACCGCCGCGATTATCAGCCGGCCGAAGCGACTTTTCCTCAGTGCCACGGCCAAATTTGAACAATTTCATCGCGGCTCCACGTTTTATTCTGCCGTCATGTCCCGGCGTTTGTAGGCCCGCTTTTTCGATGAGGATGGATCCTCAGTCAAATCGGGCGGCGCAGGCTCATCTGTGTCCATTCGCGCGTTTTTTATCGCACGAAGCACCTTCACGTCCTTCTCTCCGGCATCGAAAGAATCGCCGGCAGCAAGTTGCTTTCCGGCGTACCGAAATTCCTTAAGCGCTACCATTCTCACTTTGATATCTCCTTTCCTTGCGGTAGGCCGGGGAAAGCTCCGGCCCGCCGTGATCAGGATTCGTAGTTGGCCGAGTCGATGTAGCCGACTGCCGATGGACGACGACGCTTCCAGTTGATGAAGCGTTCGGCACGCAAAGCGACCATGTTGTTCTGCCAGAGGCTGACCAGTTCCTGAGAGCCAGAGCCAGGTGCGCTGTCCATCTGCAACGAGGCTTCGCGGCTCACGTCGATGGTCACGCCGCCGTCATCGGCAAGCAGAATTTCCGAGGCCTTGGCCAGAATCAGGCGCTGCCCTGCGCCGGTGGCTGGGTTGCCCGTACCTGGGTTCGAAGGCACGCTCTCCGACACGACAACCGGCAGGCCCATGAAGGTGCCGCCATTCATGTCGATGCCTGGAAATTCCGACTGGCCGAGGGCATTGGTCATCATGCTGATCGTGAGCGCCATGGTTGGAGTCATGATCCACACAGCGCCAGCCGGGGTCATGTTGGCAGCCAGGAAGCTGGCGAAAAGGCGCTTCACGTCTGCTTTCAAAGCTTCGGCGGTGGTGCCGCTCGCAACAATCGGCGTAATACCGTTGGTGATCGAGGCCGGCGAGACATCGGCTACCGCAGCAATTGCCGGGTCAACAAACGCAACGTCCAAAAATTCAGCCATCGACGCAGTCAGATCGGTTTGCACCAATGCCTCTGCGCTTGGGTTGCTAAAGCGCACCAACTCATCGGTCAGCACCACGATACCGGCGGCTTTGGTGAAGCGCAGGGTGGTGGTGTCAAACGCCAGTGCCGATACCGGCTTTGGCTTGCCCTCACCCACCCAGCCAACGCTGGAACCAGAGGTCTGGCCGGGCATCTTGATGTTGAAAGGGACCAGGCGCAGGCCTTGAATCTTGCCGAGAATGGTCTGGGGCCGCAGCAGTTCAATGAACTCACTGGACATGTTCTGGTATTCAACCAGTGGAGCTGCCCAGGCAGGGTCAGTGGTGGTACCTGCCGCCACCGCTGCTTTCAGAACAGTGAGAACTTCAGGCGTGGAGTCTTCCCAGCTTTTGGCGATCTCCTGAGCCTGCATCAGGTTGCCTTTGGAGCGAGCCAGCGCAATAGCGTAGCGGGTGAATGCGGTACCTTTAGGCAGCGAGCGCTCCACACGGATGACAGCGTTATCACGGAACTCATTTCCTTTTTGCACGCTGTTCACGCGATTTGGCTCGACGGGCTTCGCCTTGGAAACCATGGACTTCTCGAGCCCACGCAGGCGGCCGAGGTGGCTATCCACAGATTTGAGCTCACCCTCGAGGCCGTCATACTCCTCCGACTCGGATGCATCCAGCGTGCGGCCTTCGTCAGCAGCGTTGGACATGATCTCCTCCAGGCGAGCAGCCTTGGCAGCGCGCGAGGATTCGAAAGATTTGATTTGTTCCTGAATGTTCATGTTGCCCTCCTCGGGCTTCGGTATTTCGAAAGTTTTGATGACGGGTGCCGAAGCGCCGGCGGGTTTCACGAGATGCACGACAGGAAGCACCGACTGGCCAGACGCGGCCCGCTGCTTCAAGTCGATCGATTTGATGGTCTGAATGGTCGCCTCGGCGTTTGCGGCGACCGTGACGGCCGAAAGCTCAAGCCACTCCCACTTGAGGAAGCGCCTGCCCCAACTTCCGTCGATGTTTGCCGACTCGATGGGCGAGAAACCGATAGACAAGCCTCGAACCAGCCCAGCCTTGATCGATTGCCAGGCCTCATCGAGCCGGTCTTTGAGGGTGCCTGGCTCATCGATCTTCGCCAGCTGAACGGTGACTTCGATGCCCTTGTCGGTGACAACGGCTTTCGTGACATTGCCGACAGGAGCGTCGTGGCGGTGCTGCCAGAGAAACGGGATGGGCAGCTTGAATTGGGCACCCTTTGGCTCGACCACGTCATCCATCCGGTCTGTGGCCGGGGTTGTCGCTATGCCGGTGATAATCCTGGCGTCTTCATCTACCGCCTTGATCTCAAGGACGCTGTAGGCTCTGTTCATTTTCGGTATCCCAGAAAAGCAAAAACCCGCACAGGGCGGGTTGGTGACGTAGCCATGGGCTACACGAAAAACATCTGAAATCTCTTTTTCATTGGCTCAGGATTGAGCGCCATCATGGTCACGGCATCGAATGTCGCCATCAACGGGTCAATCTTTGCCGAGCCGCTCACCTGCTTGTTGATCGTCACGGCGTTGCCGACCGCTACAACCCTGGCATTGCCCACGCACCAGTTCATCAGCGGCGTGCCGCAGTGAACCATCTCCCCGCCGGCGATCTTGCGCTCAGTGGTTTTGATTGCGCCGTTGAGTTTCCAGCCTTGGGATACCGCGTTGATCTGCTCTTCAACGATTCCCCGCCCTGGGGCTTGAAGTTCGTTGACGATATCGCCGATGCCTGCGGCGTCAGCGCCGATGGCATGCTCAGGCGGGAGCAGTTGAAGGTCGTTGATGCGACAGATCACATCTGCGACCTGCTGAACGTCATCACCTGGCTTATCGACAATGGTCAGGCTGCCTTGCCGCTCAAAATCCAACAGCGCAGGCGCGATGTCTTTGCGGCGCTTGAGCACAATCTTGTGCGCCCATGCATGGGCCCAGTGCAGCCAGCGCCGAGTGCCAATCTCGCGACCGATGAGGCTCAACCCGAGCAAGTCATCAAGCCCGCCGCCGTCGATGCCTACCACGATCACTTCTGACTTTTCGATCAGGCTGTCTAATGTCAGTCCCGGCTCGGCTGCTGCAAGCCAGAAATCTGCGCCGGCCCAGCGATCATTCCGAAGGGCCAAGCCGATCTGGACGTTGAGGTGCTTGGCCAGAAACTTGTTTCTGGCCCCAGCGTCCTTATCCAATGTTTTGCGGATCTGATCTTCAAGCCACTCCCGGCTGACCGACCTTCCCATGTTCGGGTTGGGAACATGGAAGTTCTCCGGCTTCAGGTGGGCACCTGATTCGATCATCGCCTTGGGGTATTCGTAGATCACACCCAACGATTTGTTGTCGACCACAAGCCCGTCTCGGACGTTTCTGAAGTAGTCGACCTTTTCTTTAAAAACTCCGGCTGGCGGCTCGTCGCTTTGGGTGGACAGAAAAATAACCCAGCCTTCGTCACGCGAAACCTGGCCTCCGGTCGCCTCCATCAACATCGCGTCTGCGTTCGGTCGTTTACCGAATACCCAGAGCTCATCGATCAGAATTTTCCCGGATTTCTTACCGGACACTGTGTCGGAGTCAGCGGCGACCACTTTCAATGCGGCTTTGGTCACCCTATGGGTGATGGTCCGAATGTGGTCCTGCACATGCAACAACTCGCTGAGTTCTTCATCGGCACGCACCATCGCAGCGGCGGGCTTGTAGCTGTTTTGCGCAACCTCAATGGTCGGAGCCAGAATCAGCAGCTCTTCGTTGTCCCGCCAGTTCAGCACCAGGGCGGTCACCATGATTCCGGCAGCGATTGTGGACTTAGCGTTTTTCTTGCTGATCAGCAGGAAGAACTCTCGGATTTTTTGATTGCCCGTCTCGGCGTCGTAGGCACCAAAGATGGCAGCCACGAAATCAAATACCCAGGGCTCGCAGCACTCACCAAATGTCGGTTGACCAGGTACGTCGACAACTCGTAGCGATTTGAAGATATCCAGCGCCGCTTCGGCTTCGCTCGGATAGAGCGGAGCAAACGGGATCAGGGACTCGCCCGCCACGATCCGCCTTTCCCAATCCAGGCAGGCCGTGGACCATTCCATTTATTTCACCGATCGAAGGGGGGGCGCGCTGGTTTTGAATCTGCCGGACGCAACCCGCTGAGCGGCGTCTGCTTTTTGTTCTTTCTTGCCCGACTCCCCAGGCTTCGGGACGGTAAAAGCGGCCAACGCTTTGGCGGCCTCCAGGCGCAACTTTGGATGCGCCACCAGATCGTTCATCATTGATTTGAAGAACACGAGCGGGTCATCTGCTACCTGGGGGATGTACGGGTCGGGGTCACCGGTGGGTAACTCGGCCTTGGGCGCAGACTTAACAACGGTTGCCCGCCCCATTGCAGCCTGGACCTCAGGGTCTTTTTCAAGTCTGGACGCAGCTTGAGACGCAGTCTTTACGGGGCATCCGGCGCTAATTGCCGCTTGCTTTTTGCCTTCACCGGACAGCCGCGCTTCGGCGTACCGGCGCTTTTGTTCGGTTAACGCCATAGTTAACGGATCCTGTTAAGGGGAATTAAATCTCTCGATGGGAGGGTGAGTGGTCTGGGACGCGAAGAGATCATAAATTTTTATACCCCCCCCGGGCACGCCAGAGGCGCTCTGCACCATAATGGCGCTTGTAGCACGTCAGTGGCGCTTATTAGGAGAGCCCTTATGTAGCACGTCATTGGCGTGCAAGAGATGCGGTATATTTTGTAGCACGTCACTGCCGCCAACTACCACAGCCCAGCAGCTTCCTCTGCCTGCTTCACAGAAGAGTGGCAAGACGCGCACAAGGACACCCACAAGCTGCGATCCCAGAAAAGCTTCATGTCACCACGGTGCGGCGTGGAGTGATCCACCACCGTAGCCTCTGTGACTCTGCCGAGCCTTTGGCAATAGGCGCAAAGGGGATGCGCATTCAGGTGGACGAGGCGCGCCTGCTGCCATTTGTATCCGTATCCCCGCTGTGCCGCTGTGGTCTTGCTCGATCGCCATGACTCGGGGTTGACTGCCTTGAGCTGCCGACCCTCTACCTCTTTTAGCTTGGGCTTAATAGCTTTCAATGCCATCAGCTACGACCAGGGATCAACGTGCCGTCCATGTAGTGCGAGGGCTCGGCGTCGGGGTCTGCCGCCTCACTGCCTGCAAGGGCGTCAATCAGCATCACCTGCTGCTTTGTCATCAGTCGAAGCAGTTCAGTCTGCTTGCGCATCTCGTCAAGGATCGCAGCAGAGTTCGGCTGGAGATCCACCTGGATGCCGGGTTGACTAACGAGCAAGTTGCACCCGATCCGCGCCGCAAATGGCTCAAGGCTCTTGGTCAACTGATCGTGCTGGAGGATTGTCATAGACCTGTCTGGGTAGATCACCAGAAGATCGCCCTTGTTCGGGCTCAGCTTTTGTATCTTGCGTTGCAAAGAGTTGCTGTGCTCGTTCATATGCCACCTTGCTCCACTTCTTCACCCATTCGCGCCTGGCTTCGCAGCCACTACACGCCACGAGGTATGACCCGTTCGCCGCTCTCCAGAAGGCGCGTGCCGTCCGACAGAACATTAATACAACCTTGGGTCATCATTTTTCCGCCAGATGCGTACTGGCGCTGTTTCAGCTCATAGCCCATGAGCGGCCACATCTTCTGCTCAGCGTTCTGCCGGGCGATCTTGCGGCCGATCTCGGCGTCGAAGTTTTCCGGGCTGGCGCATGCCGACTCACCGGTTACAGTGAATCCGTTCCGCAGAACCAGAACACAGAAGGTCAGCAGATCCAGGGACTTGTCAGTGTATTGCGCCAGATGGGGGTCGCTGCCAACCACACCATCTTGAGCGGTGAAGTAGACACAGCCTTTGATATTGGCTTGCAGGTCGGCCGGAGTGATACGCGGCGCAGTCTTGCCCTTGGTCTGAATCTCTTGCTCGATTGTCTTGTCGCTCATGATTCTCTCCAATGCAAAAGCCCCGGCGTATGCCAGGGCTGTGAGTGTTCGCGCCACGAAATGGCAGTGTTTGAATTTGTGGCGCGTCAGGCCAGCGAATAGAGCAGAAGGCCGGCAGCCACAAGGAATGCCAAGCCGAGGTAGCCCAGTGCGGATACCGCTTTCGATGAATTGGTTTTAGATCCCATGACTACTGCCTCGGTGCTCGCCATCAATGGCGGGTGAATGGATTGGGGATAGCTACTTGCTCTGGCTGCGTAGGATCTGTGCGTCAACTTGGTCAGCGCACGTATCAAGCAGCTTGATGGCCTGGTCTTTCAGCTCCCACACATCGCCGTTCAGCCGCAGATCGGCCTCATCAGCGTTGATGCGTTCGCAAGGGATCAGCTCAGGGGGTTCGATTCTTACCGCTGATGTCTTTGTCACCAGCACCGGCTTTGCCGCGCAGGCCGTCAGGCAGAGGCTGAGCAGCCCAGTCACGAACAGGCTTGCTATCTGTCTTGAGCTTTTCAAAATCTTTCCTCGCCTTTTTGGCTTTGTCTTCGCTGGCCTTGATCCGCTGGTTCAGGTCTTTCTGATACGCGGCGTTGCGCTGTGCCTCGGCCCGTAGCGTGGTGATGGTGGCCTGACTCTCGTTGTTGGCAGCGATGGCGTCGTTCTTGCTCTTGGTCTCCAGCTGCATGGCGCCACTGAGGGCGACAACGCGGTACTGCTGGATACCAACGAGCAACAGGCCAACAAGGCCGATGATGATTGCAGCGGCGATAGCCTTCATGTGATGTCCACCTTCCGGCCAATGAACCGTGTAACGAGTTCGCGTATGGCGGTAACGCCAAGAAAGCCGATGGTCCCACCAGCAGCCACTGACAAGCTGGGGGGCCAGGCCATCCACTCGATCAGGCTGGACGCAACTAGGCTCAACGCACCACAGATCAGCGCTTCAAAGCAGATCCGGCGTTTGCTGGTCTCTTTGGCGTCGTAGAGGATTCGCAGTAGTGAGACGATGATGGCCATGATCGCGCCCTGCCAGAGTGGATTCGATAGGGCCATCCAGACCTGCGCCCATAAGTCGGGGTTCTTTTCGGGCATGGTGCGCGTCCGGTCTCAACCCTTTCGGGATCTATAAACGAAAAAGGCCCGCCGATATGGCGAGCCTTCAAATGGGTGCAGATGGCCGGCGCTGATCTCCGGCTTAGTGACGATAGGCGCGTACCGGCGCCTCGTTTTACTTCCTCCGCTCACGCGGCTACCCCCTGACCAGCTTGCCGAAATGCTCGGCAACCTAACCGCAGCAGATGCGACCGGCACTAAAGTGCCGCATCACGGACCGGCGGGGATCTCGTTCACCTGATTAACGCATCAGCCTGCGCATTCATCTGCATAAAGCAAAAAACCCAGCACTTGGCTGGGCTTAATCATCAGGGGTGCCGCGCTGGAACAGCTGAACACCGTGCCATGAAACCAGAGCTATTCCATATGGACAACTCTTTTTTACGCCGCTGCTCGAACACCTTCCAAATAACAGTCCACCCAGGCTGCACCGGCCTTGATCAGCTCACGGGCCTTGCCTTCGCTCATTGCGAAGTGGCGACCAACCCGGATCGCTGGCCACTTGGCGCCGTAGTAGAACCAGACCATATCGCCCATCTGCTGGTGACGAGCGCACAGACCGGCAACGGCTGCGTCCACAAGGCCGGCAAGCTCGTCGGTGATCACATACGACTTACCTGGCATCGGCATGGCATCCCGCATCAGCGCGAGCGTAGGCGAGGCATAGCTGGGCACACCCATTCCATCCATCCGCCAGTATCCCCACTGCTCGAGCATGTTTTCAGTTTCACCCAGTGGGCGGTGCAGCGTGTTGCGAGTCATCATGGTCAATCCCCTGTGTAATTCGATCCACCGGCACCGCGGCGGTTGTTCTGGTTATAAATGACGGCAGGTCCAGTCATCCGGGCCGGGCGCTTCAACTGTTCGATCTGTCGTTCAGCGGCCTGCAGGCGCATGCTCAGCTGCGTCACCAGCACTTCCAGCGGCAACGGTTCGCCTGTCTCGGCGGCGACCCAGCCCGAGGCGTTGCACTGCACGCAGGTCATTTCATGGAAAACACCCTTGATCATTGCTCTGCCTCTGCAGGCCGGGCATATGGCCAGGTCCATTTGAGCCACGCGGAACGCTGGGCCATGACTCTTTTTCATGCTGCCTCCGCAGGCTTCCAGTCCAGCAGGACCGTTGCCGTTCTGAACTGATTTACATCGCCGTACGCAGACCAGTAATCAAGAGAAATCACCGCCTGCACCGCGAACTGGTCCGCACCAATCATCACTATGTCGCCCAGATTCGGCTCGATCTCTCGCTGCTCAACAAGCGTGAATCCGCCAGGAGCGACGAACATCACCATGACAAAAGCCATTTTTAAACCTCGCCTATGGTTGATTCTTGAATAGGGTCGCAGCCCTTATGTTCCGCGGCCTGTAGCCCATTACCGAAATCTCCCGATCTAAAGCCGGTCAATGTCTGAATGCGGTTCAGGCCCTTTGAATCTAGATGCGCATGCCACTTCTCAAGAGCATCACGTTTGCGGCTCATCACGTCCGACTGGATGTACACCTTCACGTTGTGGCCCATCGCGTGGTTGATCAGCAGTTCACCGATCAAGTGGTCAATGCCGATGTCCGCCCAGCCGGTGCGCGCCACCTTGCGCAGGTCGTGACTGGTCCACTCGCCCTGCCCCAGCCTGGTGAACACGGCGCTGGCCTGGCCTTCACTGAGCGCCTTGCCGCTGCGTGACGGAAAAAGGAACTGGCCGCTGTAGCCGGTGGCCCATTGAATGTCTCGGTAACTGATCAGCAGGCTGCGCACCTGGTCTGTCAGCGGCAGGTGATGCTCGACACCGGTCTTCGTGTTCTCGGCCGGGATGAACCACTCACGCTCTGCCAGGCTGATGTGCGACCAGCGCGCCTGCCGCGTCTCGCCGATGCGGGTGCCGTGGCAGAGCATCATCAGCGCCAACAGGCCGTCAGCCGGTTCGTCCTCGAGCACGGTCAGCAGGCGCGCGATCAGGTCTTGTAACTGGGTGCCGCGCAACCGGGAAGGCTTGATACCGACCTTGGCTTTCGAGAAGTCGCTGAACCTGATGTCCTTCATCGGGTTGGCCGCGATCAACCGCAATTTGAACGCCTGCCGGAATGCCAGCGCCAGTAGCTGGAACGCCGAGCGCACGTAGTCGATGCCGATGGTCTCCTGCGCTGGCCACATGAATTGGTCGTCAAGGCTGGCCTTGTCGATGCCGGTCAGCGGCAGGTCACCCAGACGTGGCTTGAGGTGGCACTTGATCAGTGACGCACCGGTCTTCTTGCGCTTCTCGGACAGACTGCGGTCACGCGCCATGCGGTCGGCGTACCAGTCCAGCAGCTCACCGGTCGTGATCCACTTTGATAGGTTCGAACCGGCACCGGCATCAAGCCGCAAACGGATGGCAGGCAGTGCCGCGACGACCTGCTTGGCCGACAGATCGGGGAAGCCGCCGACGAGATTCCATATGCCCTTGCTGACCAAGTACCACGACGCCCGGGAACGGTCCCGCGTAAAGCGCAGGTACAGGCCACGGTTCTCAACGTCGCGCAGGTCACGCTCGGTCCCTGCGGCCTGGCGCTTGATTTCAGCGTCGGTGATTCGGACGGCGGCGGTCATGCTGGCACTGCTCGCGATTTCTGATCTGCTGGAGCGGCGTCGCCACGAAGAGGCATCAGGCTGCTTTCTGCATAAGCAAGTGGGGACTCAAGCCCTGGCTTTGAACATAACCAACCAACCTCCAAAGCTTGGAAGGTAATACCGGACATAGTGAACTTGCTACCTTGCTCCAGCCGCCGATCAAGCAAAACGACTGAACCCGCTTCGACGCTTGGAATTGGATAAATGGTGAGCGCCAAGTCGCCCGGCTTGAATTGATTGCTCATGCTGGAACCTCAACGTAGTCAGAAATTCGCACGCGTACAGCGCCACCCTTGATTGTTTCGGCGCTGATCTGCAGTTGGGTGACAAACCTGCTGTCATCGATGCCGAGCGCCTGCGCTACGCCGTCACGGCCTGACTTGAAAGCCGCAATGCAGTTGTCATCGTCCCGACGTCGTCGATCAGGCGGAATGAACTCGAGCGAAAGCAATGCGCGCCCCTTGGGAACGGGTAAGGCAGCCTGGAGGCAAAGCAGGTAACAGGTGTTGCGATACGACTTTGCGGCACGGCTTTTGGTGGCCCAATGAGTACGCGCATTTGGGCTGAGCACCTTGGACGGCCACGGCAGAATCAGGTCAGTCATGCGGCCCCCTTGACGGTGAGAATTCCTGCCCTGATGAGGGCTTCGTGGGTTTCGGCTATGGCGCGCGGCATGTCTTGCCAATCGATATCACCATTGGCCCGCCCGTCGATGACGTCATGACAGGCGCAGCAGGCGTACACCGCGACAGTGTCGAAGCCCTTCATGCCCATTCCCTTCTGGCCGCATGGCAAATGAGCGAGCACGGTCGTTTCCGGGTTGTAGTTGCAGATCGTTGGGATTCGAACTGTGCAGTCCTGGCCCCTGGCCGAGGCTCTGAGTTTCTTCGAAGTCATGCGCATATCGGCTGTCCCGTAACCACGTCAACGACTTCAAAGGTGTTCGGCCACATCCAGGCCCCGTAGCGCCTGGCCATAGCCACGTCAACGAACAAGGCCAACGCGTGGTCAGGTGTCGAACTCAGGTCAACCTTGAACGAGCAGCAGAACACTGCATACCGATAGGTTTCGATTTCAGGAATGGCCAGACGTCTAACGCTCATTGCGTTTCCCCGCTGCGCCTGGCGCGAAGATCGGCCAGCGCTTGGTTTCCCACCTCTGGGGTGATGGATTTGCCCGGTGCTGCAAGCTGTGCGACCGGCACGGGCGGTAACTCTTCGCCATGCCAGATCTTCCGGCATTGCTCGAGATACTTTTGCTCAAACCGGGTCACGCCCAGTTCGCGAGGAAGAGTCTGCAGGCTCAAAAACCCAGCGGCAGCCGTGGCGTGGTAGACCGCCGGGTGGAACCACTTACCACGCCCTTCCATGCCTGGGTGTGAGTTGCGCAAAGCTTGGGAATAAGCGACCTCAACGCTGGGCAGGCCCAGCCCTTCCGGAGCAAAACACCAGCTGACGAACACACCCGGAGCGGGCACGAATGCCGACTTGCTGGCGCTGACCATGCGCATACCGTGGCGCAACTGATCCATCGAGGTGATCCCGGAGCGCATGAACTCGGCCAACCACTCGAGCTTCGAGGCATCCATGATTTTCTGGTTGGGCCATGACTGCCGCCACGCGCCGCACGCCCCTTGCAGCCGGAGAAACAGCTCATCGATAACCTGTTGCGTTGCCGGGTCAATCTCGACCGGGACGGCTGGCGCTGGGCAATAGGCTGGATCGGTTGTCCGGTTCTGGACCAGATAACCAGCTCGAACAGGGCCGCTCACAGGATCACCCCCTTGGAGGCCCAGCCGCCGGTTGCTTCGGCACCTTCCTCCGAATCTGGTAGGTTCCCCTTGGCCCGCTCTTTCACGTACCAGCCCACCAAGCGGTTACACCAACCGGCGGATGTATCTACGGTGTTCTGCTTGGCCACAAACCAGCCGATGAACCGGCGGATCAGCGCATCAGAGATATCGACGGGTTTGACGCCAGCGATCTGAGCCTGGGCGATCAGGTATCGACTGTCCGGGGCCCAGTCGGCGAACATGGCGAAGCGCTGGCGATCATCGGTCGACTCCAGGGCCTGCTTGTCCTGATCAGCGATCACGTCCGAAATCTCGCGCGGCTGCTGCTGTTCGGTTAATTGATGGTTAAGTGACGGATTGGGTGCAGATTTCGCACCCCGTTCGGTCGAATTCTGCACCCCGTTCTGCTGTGATTTGCACCCCGTGCCGTCATCTGCACCCCGTTCAGGTCGGGGTGCAGGATTTGCACCCCGCTTTATCGGCAAGTCATAGACGACTGGGCGGCGGTCATGGCGCTCGATGTACACGGCGGCCAGCGCTTGATTGCCTGGAACGATCAGTTCAGACGCCCGCAACAGCTCGAGCTTGGAACGCACGGTTCGCTCGGAAAGTCCGGTGTCTTCGCTCAACGTCGTTGCCGAGGGAAATGCCCCACGCCCATCAGTACCGGCGTAGTTCGCCAGGCACAGCAGGACATGGCGCGCGCTTGAATCGGAAAGAGTTGTGCGCGGGATTTGTAGCGCCCACGCCATTGCTTGAACGCTCACGCAGACGCTCCAATATTCTGTTCAGCCAGCAATGCCAAGCCTTTGGTTGTGATGAGGGGATCAAATGCAGCGCGATCTGCGCCTGTGTCTGGATCAGGCTTGAGGGCAGTGATCTTGTGTACCATCACGCCGGTTGTGATGCGGGGCTGGTATGCGGTCCAACGACCAGAACCGCCCCGCCGGAATATCCACCGGTGCTGATGCAGCCACGCAAAGAGCGTTGACGGGGCAAGTTGCAGTTGCTTTGCAGCATCGGTGATACAGATGGCACCGCCGGCGCTGGCCAAGCGATTGATGGCTGCGACCTTGGGAGCCTGTTTATCGATGACGAACTGCAATTTGCGGTTTTGTTCGACCTGGTCGGCAGCCAGCCGGAGAGCTTCGGCGAATGAGGTCGGAATACGCAGCCGGCCGATCAACTGACCTTCCAGCTCCCGCCAGCGCACAATCACCTTCATGCGCAACTCGGCGCTGTAGCCGGTCAGCAGGCAGTCCGTGTGCTCGCGGTCGAGCATGTACTCGGTCTGCTTACGGTTCTGCCCGTCCAGATAGGTGTGCTCAAAACTGAGCGCATCTATTTTCAACTCGGCGAGCATGGTCATGACATCACGCTTGACGTTTTTGTGCTGCTTGCCAGTCAGCCCTGCAATTTCGCGGGACGACATTACCTGACGCGTCAGGGTTTGGTGCTCGCCAGATCCAGGGCCGGTAGCGTGGTCGGTGTTGCATGGGAATGGTGTGGTGTGCATAATCCAGCTACCTCACGTTGTTTGTTGTTGAAGAAGCCGGTCTAGCCACCGGCTTTTTTTCGTCTGGAATTTGGTACTGGATGAATCAACAGCCCATCCGCTGTACTACCTCCCCTCCCCGGTTCAGCCAATAATTCATCTCAGGCTGCTGAGAGGTTCTGTTTGTCTGGAGGGAAAACCTGGTCCAGAACACAAAGAGCGCCCAGTTCATTCAGGGCGAGCACAATCAACCTTGCCTCGCTGAGGCCGGGGCTTCTTAGCCCAGATTCGTAGTTGGCCAGGCGAGATTGATTCCAGCCGAGCGCCCGGCGCAGCGATGCTTGGGTAATGCCAGCCCCCTCACGGATCATGCGGACGTGGTTCATGTGATTTCCTCCATAATTATTTTCAGGATAAACACGTATCGTGTTAATGGCAAACACAATAAGTGAGAACTGGTATTTCATATCGTGTTTAGAATCCCGCGTTATGAATGAATCTCTTGGACAAAGGCTGCAGCGCTTGCGCAATGCCGCTGGAAAATCTCAGGCCGCGCTTGCCAAGCTTTGTGGCTGGAGCTCTCAATCCCGCGTGGGAAACTACGAGTCGGGAACGCGGGAGCCTACGCTCGGGGATATTGAGGTGATGGCAAAAGCGCTAGGCGTTCCCTACGGGGTATTGCTCATCGGAGAAGACTTCGCGTTATCCAAAGGATCGATCAGCGAATCCTCCAACGTCGCGATGATCACCCAGCCTGCGCAGATGTACAGCTACCCGGTCGTGAGCTGGGTAACTGCCGGCGCTTGGTCGGAAGCAGTGCAGCCGTTCCCGGACGGGTTTTCAGATCGATACGAAGTTTCAGATTACAAGGCAAAAGGGCCTGCATTTTGGCTGGAGGTCAAAGGCGACTCTATGACTGCACCGTCCGCCCCTTCTGTTCCTGAAGGTTCCCAGATATTGGTCGACACAGAGGCTGATGTCCGCCCAGGCAAGCTGGTAATCGCGAAGCTGGCAGGCAGCAATGAGGCAACCTTCAAGAAGCTGGTTGAGGATGGGGGGATCAGATACCTGAAGCCGCTGAACCCTGCCTACCCTACCTTTCAGTGCGCAGAGGACTGTCGCATTATTGGTGTGGTGGTCATGGCACTGACGAAGTTCATTTGAATTATTTAAAGAAGATGGCGTAGCAGGTATCTCCCAAGGCAGCGTGCCCGACGCCTGCGAGTCATTGTCTAGAAAGGAATCAGTATGCGAATAGCTCTAATCATGCTGGCGGTCGCATTGGCCGGATGCGCCTCAAAAGCCCCTCCCAAGCTTGGAGAAGCGGCGCAGGCTAGACTGGATAGACCAATGCCCGCCTCGGAAGAACAGCGCGTATGGGAGTGTGCGGGGACCACAGACACAATCAAGGGCCTTGCCGTTATTCTTCGAATGCAAGGGCACCCGATCGATTGGGACGGCGAAATTTGGTCGGTCGCTGAAAGAGCCCGACGCCTGGGCTGCACCCAGGCTGAAATGGACGCCCCTGATCAAGGCCGCTGGTCAAGCAAGGGATCCTCTCACAAAGCGAATTAATGGCTTGGATGGTTGTGAGAAATACCGCTTCATGCCTTGGCATGGGGATTTGTAGCGCTAAATCAGGAGTCAGTCATGAGAAACAGGATGATGGCTCCATTGACGCAAGGCTAGATTTCTTTCTATGCGGCGGAGGCGGCTTGTAAGTGATATCCGGTCAAGGAGCACCAAGTTGTCGGCCGGGGCATCTGGCCCGTCATTCATGGAAATGTGAGATGAATGTATTTCGAGTCGCGGTACTCNGAATACGAAAAGAAAGTCGAAGCCATACCAATGCCAGCGACTGAAGCCGAGCGACTTGAGCAATGTCGGGCAGTTCAGAGTCTCGCAAGATCAGCCTTTATTGACGACGTGCTTCACGACGCCCAGCGCACAGACCCCGGCCCTGGCTTCCCGGCTTACGATGAGTCGGTGTATCCAGCGCTTATGCGACGCCATCGTGCAATGAATTGCCCTAGCTTTAATTTGCTAAAGTGATGAGCGCATGGCGAGAACA